TGCTGCTGAGGCGCGGGCGGCTGCGGAGCATGGGCCTGCGGGGCAGGCTGAGCCTGACGCTGGCCGGAACGGATACCCGACTTCTTCGCCTGGCGCAGGAGCACGTCAAGCACCTGCTCAGCCTCACGCAAGTTCATAGTGTCGTATCCCCTGCCGGGGCGCACGTTGCGGCGCACGATCTCAGCGAACGCGCCTTCGCTCAGGTTCAGCTTGTCACGGCCCTTCTGGATGCGCTCACGCACCTCGTCGATCTTGTCCTTGTCGCGCTCGTACTCGATCACGCCGATACGAGCGTTGACATCCTCCAGCTCTCGCGGAGTCATGAGAGCGACGGGGATACCGGGGAGGGTCACGCCGTCGAGAACTTCGGCGACCTTCTCGCTCGACAAGTTCAGTCGAGTCATGTCGTGCTTCACCTGCTCACGCATATCCAGGACGCGCGAGGCCGACTCGGCGGTCTGGAACTCTTCGGGCACGTAGCTGAACCCCAGGAGCACTTCGGAGGCCGCATGGCGGCACACCTCGCTCATGGCGCGGGCGGTGAGCATGGCCTTCGGGTACTGGACCCACGTGGGGGTCGATTCCCATAGGCCAGCGACGCGGGCCTTTTCCTCGTCCCAGACGGCGACGTGCTCGAAGGAGGGGTCGTCCTTGCGGATGAGGGTGGCGGTGGCCGTGTTGGTTTCTGCGTCCCACTGTTCGCGGAGCGTGTGGCCTGCGTTGCGGACGAGCGCGGACATGAGCTGCGCGGTCATTGCAGGCTTCACGTCCTTGTCGCCGATGAACGACAGGCCACGCAGGGCGGTGACGAGGGGGATGTTCAGGTGCTTGGCGATCTGCATGAGCAGATACATGTCACCCGTGTTTCCTCGCATCTGATAAGGCACGAGCGCGTGCGCCTGAGCGTAGATGCCAGCTTCGGCCAAGTCGCGGCGCATTTCCTCCTCACTGAGCGCCTTGTAGCCGGGCATCTCATACGAGACGACGGTGGTTTCCTCAGCCTTCTCAGTGGCCTTGGTCGTGCGGGTCTTGGATGCAGCCTTCTTGGCGACAGGCTGCGCGTCGTTTGCCTTGGGGGTCATGTAGGTAACCTTTCTCTACATGTTGAGGGGTGTCAGGCGAGGTCTTCCTTGAGTTCCAGCATCTCGAGGAGCTTGCGGACGGTGAGCTTATCGTCCACGAGGTGCTTGGCCTGTTCTTCACTCATGCGAACCGTGAGGGTCGCTGCGTTGAGCGTGGTGTCGTCATCCATGCCGTCAGGCATCACGCCACCGGCCTGTTCGATGAGCTTGGCTAGGTTCTCCTGAGTCACGAACTCCTCGGGGAACGTGACGGTCGGCTGAGCGTTGTGCTCGATACCGTTCTCCTCGCACCAAGCCATGAATGCGAGGGCATCCACGATCTTGAGGCCGGTTCCCGGCTTGCGAGAGGGCTTGCGGTAGGAGAGCGTGCCGGAGTCACCGTGGACATCGGCATCAATCTTGTAGCCGCCCTTCTGCGCGACTGCCGGGAACCGCTCGTCCAGGTTTTCGAGAATGTACGTCTTGACGGGGCCCTCGGCGTTCTTCACCCTGTCCTTGAGGAGCTTGGCGTAAGCCATGATGCGCGGGGCGAGGTCATCCCACTTCTTTGACTTGCGGAGGACTTTAACTTCCTTCTTCGCTGCCATTGTGTTTGTCTTTGCCTTTCTTGCGAGAGATTCGTGGAGGCAGTGTCGCCTCCGACGGGTAGTTGCGGGCGTTGATGCGCGCCCTCGTGATGAGAGCATGGGCGATGCTGGTTTGGCGCGCCTTAAGGGTGAGCTGTAGGCGCGCGAGCGTTTCCGCTACAGGTGGGGATGGGTCGGGTTCTATCACTGATGAGCCTTTCGGTTGATGTCTCGCAGAACGGCAACAAGTTCTCGCCCCTGCGGGGTGAGGTGGTGGAGCTGGGCGGTGCGCCCCGTGGAAGTTTTAGCGCGCTTGGGCAGTTCCTCGACGTAGCCCTGCTTCTTCCAGTCGGACACGATAGTCCGAGCGCGAGACGGGGTGAGAGCAGTGAAGAATGCTTCGTCAGTCAGCTCTTCGCCGATCCACTCGTCCTTCTCAATGGTCCTGAGTTCTGCGAAGCGAAGCCACGACTTCGTAGCATTTACTGCGAGGGCTGCGTCCCAGCTGGTCTGGGGGTCGTTGATGCGGGCGCGGGCGGGGGTGGCGATTGTGGTTGCCATGGTGATTGTCTCCTTCGTGTGACTGGGTTATGGGTTTGATCGTAGTGGGTGGTTTGGTTTGTCCGCAACCGCTAATATCCACCTAATTGGTTAAGTAGATCACACAGGTTTTGAGGGTGAAGAAAACCCCGGAACCACCAACCAACAGCTCCGGGGACTTCCTACAGCAGCCTCACTGGCCACCATACACGCCGCGACGATCAGCCTCCGACGCGCATGTAATCACGCGCTCAAACGATGCGCTCACATGTCGCATCTGACGCTCTGTGCGCCTCTGAGCCCATGTAGCAAGCTCACCACGTCGAGCGAGTGCGTCCATGTCTGCGCCTCCCTTCTCGAGGTCGTCAGCCCAGGCGCGTAGGACGCGAGCGAGGTCTTTCTGCGCGTGGACCGTGTTGCGAGTGAGCTCAGTGGGGCGCTTTCTTTTCGGTGTCATGATTACCGTTCCTTTTCAGTTGATTCCTTGTATGTGGCGACATGGGGCGGCACCTCCCCTCGGTGCGTTCAGAGGGGAGGTGCCGCTCATGATGAGAGTGAGGGGGTAGACCTCATTCCATGAATGCGATCTCACCCAGGTTTGCAGTGAGGATCTGCGCTAGTTGGTTCTTCCCGATTGGTCGTCCGACGATGTTGCCGTGGCGATCATATGCCCGCACTGTTCCGTAATCTAGGCAGAACTGTAGACCGTCAACTCCAACAGCTAGGGGATGATTGTCGGAGAGGGTAATGCAGCCGCTCCCCTGGTATGTGGCTTCGGCCAGTATGAGGAGGGTTTGCCCGTAGGCGACCTGTTGCGGCGTGCCTACCCGCAAGGCCTTTTCGACGCTGCGAGCAAACCACTTAGGGGGAACCACGTCCATTGCGGGGCATCGTTCCACAGGGGTAAGCCTTCCCACCCACGCTCCCCTAGTGATGTTGCCGATTAGGTAGCCTGATGTGGCGCTAACGAATACGTTTGTCTGTTTCGCGCCGACTCGCTTCACGCCATCCATCAACTTATTAACTTCGCGTTTGATGGTAGGGAGATGTGGAGGCACGTAGCCTTCGTCCCTTGGTGTAAAAGCCATGTTTCATTCCTTCCGGTTTGGCAGCAATTAGGACCAGGAGATGATCGGTCCCGGTTGGGAGGTGAGGGCGTGCATGATGCCGGGCTTCGTGTAGACACCTACCATGTCCCCATTCCGGTTTGCAGCTTCAACCCGGTTCACGCACACGGTGAGGCTCACTGCCCCTGTGTGTTGTGCGAATGGGTGCTGCTCGTCGAGCTGGATGTGTCCACTGTTGCCACCAAGGGCTTTACTGGCTGCGACGAGCGTAGTCCAGTAGTTCCTCTGTGCCTCGTCCCCCATGCCGGAGATGAACTCGGTGACTGCGTTCGCGAACCACTGGGGCGGCACCACATCCAGAGGAACCGAGGTGCTGCTGAGGCTCACGCACGGTTCCACGCGAGGCCTGGCGGCGGAAACAACGAAACCGAACACTGGAACACCCGTACCAATGACGCTGAATGCAACGTTTCCCTTGACGACGAATCTGCGGACTATGCCCCAGTCACACTCGAAGACGGGGCGAATATCTTTTGTCGTGTAAGTCATGGCTATCAGAAAGGTGTCACTTCGTAGAAGAGGCTACCTGGCTCATCCGTGAGCACGTAGAGGAGGTCGGCCTTCTTAATGGTCCTGACCGTCTCCAACTCGGCGTTCTTGATGCGGAACTCTGTCTCCTTGCCTTCGATGTCGAAGGCGCAATAGTCACCAAACGCTTTTCTGAGCGGATGCCCCTCATTGAGAGTGATCCAGCGCATGTAATCCCCCGATGGGAATGTTTGCTGAGCTGCTAGGAGCGTGTAGAGGTAGCGCTCCTTTCGCTCGTCGCCCCGCATGTAGGGTCGTGTTGCTTCGATGAACCAGCGCGGGGGGACCGTGCGCAGAGCGGGGCAGGCACTCACGGGGACGACTGCCTGGATCCACAGGGCTTCGCGGGGTGAGTGGAGCCAGCCGATGATAGGCTCCGCGTCGGGGAAGGCGGCGAAGAAGACGTTGCCCTTCACGGCGATGTTGTTGGCAGTGGGGTAATGTCTCTGGATCACTTCGCGCTTCTGCGCTGTCGTGAATGATGCCATTGGGATGAACCTTTCTAGTTGGTGGTGCAGGTTGCCAGCGCGTCGGCGAGGGCCTGCTTCTCCGGTGTGGTCACTGTGAGAGCGTAGCGGCTCTTGATCTGGACCTGCTTAGAGGCGTAGGTGCAGGCGTAGTCGGCGTTTGGTGGCATCCACTGGTCTGCGCTCTTGGACCCCTTG